GCTAAACCAAGAATATCAAATTCATGAAGTTGTAGATGCTAATAATTTTGTTGTTAATCTTGGTATCTCTACTGTTGCCCATACCTATGTTGGTTCTGGATCAAGTGCTGGTACTGCAAAGATTGAAGTAGATAGACCTTATGATGGTCAGATATGTTATTTTGATCAACTCTATAAAAATGTTAAATCTATCACTGTAACAGATGCAGGTAGTGGATATACCTCTACACCAACGGTAACTGTTGCTGCTCCTAATGGTCCTAATGGAGAAACTTGTACTGCTTATGCAACTTTAGATGGAGAAGTAATTGATACTATTACTCTTATTAGTAGTGGAAGTCAGTATGATGCAACACCTAGTGTGACTATAAGTGGAGGTGGAGGATCTGGTGGTGCTGCCACTGCAGTGATGGAGGATACTTACTATACGATAAATAGTTCAACTCCAGTACTATCTGGAATTACTACAGTAACTCTCTCTTCTAATTTACGCAATGCTGTTGGTGTCGGTTCTACGGTATTCTTCTACCAAGCAAGTAGAATTATTGCTAGTTCCCATACATTTGAGTATGTGGGTGCAGGGAATAACATAACTGATGCTACTCCAAAACGTGGTGGAGTAACTATTCAAGCAAATGAAGTTCTTACTGAATCTGGTGGACAAGTTCTTTATACAAGTACAGACCAAGCAGGTAACTTTAGAATAGGTGATGATTTACAAATTAACCAAGAAACTGGTACAATTAGTGGAAGATCATTTAGTAAGAGTTTATTTAATGAAATGACACCCTTTATCTTAGCACTCAGTTAAAATGGCACTAGCACTTAATAGATTTAAAACATATACAAAGGAACTCACTACAGCGAGTCAAACCATTTATACTGCTCCTACTGGGTATACTGGAATTATTTTATATGCACATATAACCAACTATGCTTCATCTGGGACTACGGTTACAATGTCACATGTAAGAAGTAGTACTACAACACAAATTATTAATGAAGCCGATGTTCCTGTGAATGATGCTTATATTCCTTTGGATGGAAAATTGGTATTAGAAACAAGTGATTATGTGGTTGCTCAAGCGGGTGCAAATAGCACATTAAAAATCTTATTATCTGTATTGGAGACTGCAAATGCCTAGACTTCTCAGTACAGTTAATTCTGGAGGTGCTGTTGGTATCCAAAGTGATGGTACTGCATTAGGTAATGCTACCAAATTAAATTTTGAAAGTAATAGAGTAAAATTAGCAAGCACGGGTATAGCAACAGTTACTTCTGATCCTATTAGTCTTGTAGGATTGTAGGTAAAGATTTATAAATAAGAAATAGGGTATATAAAGTTACATGAAAACTTGCAAAAGTGGACAGTATTATTGCACTAAAGAAAAGAAGTGTATGCCTATTCCTACTGGATATCACGTAGGACGTGGTGGATGGCTAGAAAAAGATGATGATTCTAAAAAGAAAAATGGTAATGGCAACGGTAACGGACATTCTAACGGAAATGGGAATGGCTCGAATGGTAGTGGAAATGGTGTTAACGGGTCTGGTGGTAATGGGAATGGTGGCGGCAATGGGGGCGGCGTTTCTGAAGAAATAAGATATGAGTTATCTAATTGGAGAGATGATTTTAGAGCAAGAGAAT